TTTCTATGGCTTGAGCAACTTTAAGTCCGTACTCATAACTTATTTTTTCTACATCACTAACTACTTGACTTGGAAACTGCGTATACATATTAATTTTTTATTATTCTTGAAGCATTACCTTTGTTATTAAACTTGGCTATACTTATATTTAATTTTGGTTTTTCTATTGTAGCGTTAGGCTTATATAAATTTCTATTGCAAGCCATAATCGCTAATCCACTACTTATGGTAGCGTCAAATTTTGTTCTTTTAGTTATATCAAACTTAGCCCAATCGTTTAAAGTTTTGTTAAAATATATATTACCATAAACACCGTCTTTTAAATGACCAACATGTTGTTGTATGTACATTTCAATAGCAGCAGCATGAGCTTGTTTTATATCTTCACTTGAGTTAGGTATACCACCTATTTCTTTTTCTGTTACAGATAACTTGTTCCAAATTTTATCAGGTCTATTCATACTAAATCCTCTGTAACCTCTACGTCTAAAATGGTATAGTAACCTAGGTTTATTATTCTCTGCTAATATTGGCATACCATAAAATACACAAGCCATTAATACATCTTCAAAAAATATCTCAGCAGTTTGTGGTCTAGCTATATATTCTAAGAACATGTGATTAGGTGGCGCGTCTTCCATGCTAAACTTTGTTAAACCGTGCAAAGCACCATTAGAACCTCTACCATCTACGGTTCCTGATATATCGTAACTATCACAACCAAAAGCGCCCATGTGTTCGTTACCAGGATATTTAATACCGTTTTTAAGTATTACCCTGTTTTGAAGATGAGACTGCGGCGTCCAACTTATATTAAATCTACCTTTTGGATCTGGGTAAAATATAACTTGTGTATCTTTTATTCCGTTAACCCACTGAAAATTACCCGTGGTTATATTTCCTTGATTACCTACACCATCGTTGTAATCTATTTGTTCGTATATTTTTACTAAATTAAATATACTGTTTTTAGCTTCATCTCTAAACGCATGCTCTTCAGTACGTGGAAACTGTCTGTAAAACTCGTTTAGTGCATCTTGATCGTTTTTTAAACCTTCAGCTTCATTGTTCCAATGATCAATAATACCATAATCTATTAATTCACCGTCTGGTCCGTATACATCATTATCTGGGATATGAAATACTGGTTGTCCGTATTCATCAATAAATCCTTCGTAGTTCCATTCCATTGGGATAAAAAGAGAATATAAACCAGACTTTGTTTGTCCATTACGATTTCTTTTTGTAACGTTTGAATCATAGTATAATTTTTTAAAGTTATCACCACCTTTATCTAGTGAATTACTAGTACTACCCATCATACATTTACCAACTACTCTAGCACCTAAACGTAAACAAGTTTTTGTTACTCGCCAATTGTTTAATATATTGTCAGGTCTTTCCCATTTACCGCTTTCGTCGTGTACTAATAGATTGAGCTTTTCTCCATCATAACTATTGTCACCTGTGTTTTTCCAATCAATAGTAGTATCAAGTCCAACCAAGTCTTCCTGCTGTTCGTTCGCAGTAATTTTTTTACGCGTAAACTTACTCGCAGGTACACGATAAGCAAGCTCAGACTTAGGTCTATCCATACCATCTTGTATCGGTTTAAAAAAGAAGGGGTAGTTGACCGATATTGGCACAACTTTGTCTGTAAACATTTTTTTAGCATCTGCACCTGATTTTGATAATATACCATATCTACTATCACTTGATATTGTAGCTAAATTAACTGTTTCTGCTGATGACATGAAACTAAAGCCACTACGTCTATTTTTAAGGTAACACATACCATAGCATCTTTTATCAGCCTTGCAAGCCTCCCAAAATATATAAAACAAACGATTTGCTTCTCTATAATCTGGAGCTCCTACATCTATTTTGCTCCATTGTAAATACATATAATGACTACCGGTTATCCAAACAGGCTTGTTGTTATTTACAAACCAAAAACCTTCTTCACGACGTTTAAACTCTTCGTTTATATAATCGTACCATTTATCTTTTTGCTCCTCAGGATAAGCTCTCCAATCAAATATATTTTTAATTCTACTAAGTTCTTTTGGATATTCTTGTTTAAACCACTTGTTAGTTGAGTGTTTATATATTTGTTTTGGAGGTTTGGGTAATGCTATAGTTAAATTTTGTATCTCTATTATTTCTCCTATTACACCGTTATGAGATAATACAATTAAATCAAACTCTTTGTTATAACCATACTTCCACTTTTTACCACGATTCATACGTGTTAAAGTTGTTCTTTTTATAGGCTCTACTACCTTAACTAAACTTTGCTTGTACATTACTTAGATCTACCTTCTGCGAATCCTTTAAAAGCTTTTTTCTCTGTCTTTTCAGGTGTTTTGCCCTCAAGCAAGTTTTTTTCTTCTTGTATTCTGTTAAGTATTTCAAACGCGTCAAATATTGCTAGTTTTTTAGTAGCTGCAGCGTTCTTCAGTCTATCAGCAGAAACATCGTCTTCTGTATTTGTAATAATCTTTTCTTTTGCGACGTTAATTAGTTCTTCAACTGCTTTCTGCCCAGCTTGGATTATAAGCTTCTTCGTTTCCTTGATATTCATATTTAATTGTAATAAATTTATTCATAACTCTATATAAACGTTTTCCGTCTATAATAAACTCATAAGTTGAAAAAGGTGTAAAACCTACAAGATCTTCAATATTGTTAGTACCATCAGTATATTTAACTATACCTATACACTGTTCTTCTTCTTCTGGTTTTAGTTTGTCTCTTTGCTTTATTGGTTGCACGAAGCAATATCCTTCTGTGGCTTGCCATTGACCTTCTTTAAATCTACTCCAAGGCTGTGGTCTTTTGTATAAAAATATTTGATCTGGTTTTACAAGATATGTATTTTCATCGAAATAACTTCTACTATTTTTTTCTCTTCCTTTAGCATCAAGCCATCTTCTAAAAACGTTGTGATGAACTATCACCGTGTCGCCAACTTTTATTTTAGTATCATAAGCTGTAGGTACAGACTTAACAATAGCTTTTCTATTTACAAACTCGTGATTAAAATTTTCAGTATTAAGTATTAAATTTTTATCACCAACTTTTTTAGTATTGTTGTATCTGTTACCTTTTGGCTCTATAACAAAGTCAAAAGGTGCTTTCATTTTTTAACTTTTTTTAAACCTAAAAATATCAACACAGCTGTTATTATACACACTGGACAAGGACACATATCAATATTCTAAATTATATTCTATAGATATAGCCATATTTTTATTGAAGTCTTTCCAAGGCAAAACGTCTTTATTCTTTTTTATATATATAGAATATTTATCTTTTTCTTCAATTATATCAGATATAGTATGACCACCGTAAACATCTTGGCCTACGGCATAGTGCATAGCGTTTTCCTTGTAATCTTTACCTACAGTAATTTTTCTAATTAGCTTGCTCATCTTTCATTATTTCTCCAGTCTGGATATTAATATTATCAGTACCGTACTCTTTTTTAAGCTCACCTTGCATAGAACTTAATTCTTCTTGAAAGCTAGCTATGTGCTTTAATAAGGCATGTTTTCTTGTCTCTATACTACCTATTTCCAACTGACCTCTATTTAAATTGTTGATAATAGTTTGCATTTTATTTAAATGCTCATTGCTAATTTTTGTAGGCTTAGCAGCCTTTGGTGTTTTTCTTTTTGCCATTTTATTTAATTTAATTAATTATTTATTTTGTTACCCAGCGTTTGTAGTACTAAAAGAAGGTGCGTTACCCCCTGATCCAAACGTACCTACGTAACCGTTTATTCTATCTGTAACAGTAGTACCTGTTCCTTCGTTAAATGTCCAGTGTGCTATAATAGTACCGACTGTGTCTACGTTTGTTTGATCTGATTTTCCACTGTTATAAAGTGTCGTGACGTTACTAGCTGATAAAACATCGCTATAAACAGCAAAGTCGTCTAAATATCCATTGAAGTCAGCATTACCGTTAAACGAAGTACCTTGTATAACTTCTACACCTGTAGCTCCAGCCGCGTCGTCAAACTCTCCGTCTAATGTAACCCCTTCTATGTCAGCAGTATCTCTTAACGATCCGTCAACATATAGTTTTGCAAAGGTACCGTCCCAAGTGCATACTACATGATGAAACTTTCCATCGTTCTCTAATGCAGAAGGATCGTAATTAGTTAGCTTTGAAACATTACCGCCTTTAAAAGTGAATGTAAGTTTATCATCAGAGTGTTTATATTGTAATTGTATACGGTTATTTGTATCTATACAAAAATCCCACAACTGACCATTAGAACTTGTGTTTTCAAATCTAGCCCATATTGATACAGATCCTGTTACCTTAAAACTAGCGTCTCTCAACTGAGATTGAAAAGAAGATGTAGTAAAATTTATCTCATCATTACTACCATCAAATAATATAGAGTGATTTACACCAAAGTCTTCGCCTAACGAAGCCGCTGATATTAAACTATTACCTAATCCTAACATTATTCTCCGTAGTAACAGATAATACCGTGAGTAGAGTCAGCTTGTAAAGACACTCTAGTCCATCTACCATATATAGTTAATCCTTTTGGAAATTCTACAGTATTAGCTACGACTACACTTTCAACAGAACTATCTGATTGATCTAAACCGTTAGCTCTTGTTTGAGTAGCAGTTCCAAAAAAAGCAACACCATCACCTCTTGTATCAGGATCAGTTTGATCTACTAAGCTAGAAGCAAAACTATCATCTGCTACTAACTGGTCAAACTTAACAGCATCTAACATTGTTATTGCAACTATAACTCTTCCGTGTGGAGGTATTAAGTCGCTAGCAGCTGCCTTAATATGGCCACTACCCATTTGGCCAAAGCCATAAGCTACGTTTTGTGAATTTATTCCCATTTTATTTTTTTACTTTTTCTAGTGATCTACCACCGAAGTAAGCACCGATCACTGTTATTAATACTAATTGTAATAAGTCTACCCAAGTATCTTTTACTTC